CACGCTCTAGCCTCCTGGCCGACTTGTTCAATGCCACCATCTAGTAAGGCGCGTTTCCACTTGGTATACTCATCTGAGTCTGCATATGGACTCGTAAAGGTAGGCACCGTAACTGATTCTCCAGGTGAGTTCCTACTCGAGGACGAAGATGGCAGAGCTTCCGAGTGGCTTTCTGGCAACTGAAGCCCAGGAGCCGGCGGGACAGGTGGAGCAACGACAGAAGCCGATAACCTCTGCATAGAACTCTCAGGCTCTACTCTCTCAACACTATTAGAAGAATTCCATTCGCTAGCATTCAGCTGCTGGCTTCCTTCTTGTTCTTCAGCGCTCTCCCATGGCAATTGCTCCTCAAAGTGGGCGTGGCCTCTAGCTCTCCTCCTACCAACGTAAAAGTCTGCATTCTCTTGGCCATCTCCTCCAGTAAGCAAATACTCAGCACGCTCTTGTGCTGCCTCTTCTTCTCGAGCATAATTGTCTGCCCATTCTTGTAACTTCATGGCATACTCTTCTTTAGCTCTCAATCTACGCCGTCGTTTGGAGTCATTAGATTCTCCAGGGTTAGCTGCCTTCCAAAAAGACATACTCTGGGTAATGGGATTTACTATATAACCCAACTCTTCCATGACTACGTCGATCATATCTATTGTAATGAACACATTTGCCTTGCCGACTTTATCCAAATAACGCCCGTGGGGCTTACCAGCCAAAATGCCTACGCACTTCTCAGTGCCAGCCGCCTTCACGTACAATGGTGATGAGCTAGCACCCTTAGCTGAATTAATTCGGCAAAACGCAATGCCCATATCGTGGGCTTCGTTCAGGTTCTCTTCGATGTTGCCCTCTTGTCTGATGATATCGAAAAAGTCTGAAACGCAATAAGCCATTGTGCAATACTGGTTTTCATAGTTGCGGGTGACATCCTTCGCTTTTAAAGATTGTACACCAATGTAAGACATCTCGTCTTTGTTCAGGCGTGCCACCATAAAATCGCAACCTGTGCACGTCATGGCATCTTCATCCCAAGTTAAACCCAAGACTTTAGAAGCCTTCGTAAAACGATCCATACTAATGGACGCTAGGTTGTACCTGCCATCTGCATCCTTGTTCTTGCCACGCACCAAAATGGTTTGTAGCGGAGCAGTATTGTGAACACACATTACAAGGCAATCCATGTACACCGTAGCGGAGGACAAAAACTTGCCTCTTTCAGTCGTTGTTAATACTTGGCCCTTCTGCAACACGCTTTCTGTGGGTGAAGGGAAATTCCCTTCTAGCTTACATTCTCCTGGTCCTCCTGTCAAAGGATTAGGCACGTCCTCAATAGGCTTCCATGCTAACCCGGCCATCGGGTTTTCAGGGCTCCAAGTACCACCTGTGATGATGACTTTCTTAATCCCTCCTCCGAACTCTTCAGAGTAGCGGAAATAGAAATCACCTTCCCAATGATGTAAACCCACCCTATCAAAGGGGGGGGTTACATTCATTCTGACCGCCCGTCCTGTACGCATCCACAACTCATGTGCAATGTAGCAATAGACACGAAAAGGTACAGCAAATAAGGCCAAGCACAACTTCTTGATCAGCGACCTCTTATACCAGAGCTGCTGAACCAAGACATATGCCAAAACTGGCCAAACTTTCTCAATGATCGACATAAAAG